GATCAAGTCCATTTTTTTTAGCTTGTCCCCACGTCTTTCGATAACTTCCTGAATTTCTGGTGTTATCTCTATGTAATCTCCTACTGGACATGGAATATCAACAAGCTTATGACCGCGATCTTTTAACATGTTGTGTTTAAGATTATGTTTTCCTGCTTTTTGCGCTTTGTCTACTCCAATAATCATGTATCATTCGTCCTTTCTACCTATATTTTACCATCATCCATCATCGAATCTTTTGTGATACTGTGATGCATCACCACTTTTTATTAGATAAAATACAGATTCCATTCATTATCTTTTTAATTCTTTTTTCTGTCTCAACATTTTTAATATAAATCTTAAGTGTTAAAACAAAAATCACTATAGGAATCATTCCATACAATCCAATTCCTAACCAAACTAACCAAAACATATTATTTCCTTTCTTATAACTTTACTTCTCTATACAATTCCATCTCAACTCTATTCTTCTCATATCCATTGCATCATAACACTTATCTACGCATTGCTATTCCCTAACTGCTCTATACCTTTCCTTGTCATCACATCTCTGCTCATATCGTCACTTATCCACGCCATGCCATTTCCAAGCAAAACCTTTCCTCACTATTCCGTTTCATATCATGTCTTTTCTTTTTCAACACTAATCAAAACGGTATGTAATTTAGATTTACACATAATGATCTTTTAGCAACGTTAACTTCAATGTCATTTCCTGTAATCTCTTTTGTTTGATTTAGAATCATTTGTTCATCGGCTGCTGCATCACTTAAGTGACAAATCGTTACTGTTTTTAATGCATCTGTCATATTCTGTTTCAAAACCTTTTCTTTGAATGTCTCAAAAGATAAATGTCCTTTGAGTCGATGTTCAAAGTTTGCTGCCGATTTATCAACAAATTCCTCACAATAATTAACTTCACATAGAAGATGATTGATTTTCGCCGATCTAAAAGATAGTGTAGGGTATTCAAAATCCGTCATGTATACCAGACTTCCCATGTCCTTGTGTTGTATAAAATATCCAAAGTTTGGACACGGTATGATTTCCCCAGTATCTTTGTCTTTTGTTGTGTGTGGCAGATAGAATGGAATCACATTGAAACTTCCACACTCAAACGGTTTTCTTTCTTTTTTTCCTATCATTCCACCAATTCCAAGATCAAAATATTCTATTGGATCATATGCTCCAAAATGTTCTACTGTCTCATTATTGCTGTATATTGCTATTCCATTCTTAGTAAGATTTTTATATGATTTTGCATGATCTCCGTGGATATGAGTCAATAAACACCCTGCCACATCTGCTATCCTATAATTAATTCCCCTTAGAATGTCTTTAAATTTACATCCGCAGTCAAGCAATAAGATTTCTCCATCTCCACTCATTAATGCATAGCAATTACCATACTGACTTCCTGTGTTAATTACTTTTAGCCACATTGACATTTCTGAATATTTCCTTTCTTAAGTCCACTGGATTTCTTCTTGCATAATACAATCTCTTAGAAGCCTGAATATCCTTTGCTGCCTTGTCGCATCTAAAATCTTTACAGATCATCGGTCTAACTTCGTAAATTGTACAAATCTTTCTGACATCGTCTCTAAATGGACATGTCATATCCACAAATTTACCTACGATTGGTGGTTTATGCACATTTTCTTTGATATTGTGTTCTTTCACATATCTTTTGATCCTGTTAACTTCTCCAAGTGATAACGGAAGAAGGTTGGCGCAGCACTTACCGCACTGCGAACACTCTCCGTTTTTTGTGTAATCTGTTACTGTTGCTAAATCGTCTTTCATTTCTTCAAGAGTACCAACCATTTTCCACCTCTACATATCAAATTTGATGTTTTCCCACTTTTTGTAAGCATCCATGTACAACTCTCTCTTGTCTCCGTTGAATGTCATTTCATAGTACATTCCGTCTAATAACGTTGTACTCAGTAACGCTTTATGATTCTGTAATGTCTTAGCATACCAGACAACGTATACATCGTTGATCGTAAGATGTTTCTGATCTGTCTTATCAATATGATCATTCACATAATCTGCAATCTTGGCTTTGCATACCGCTAAAAATTCTCTGCTTTCCATTTTCTTCTCCTTTATTCGTTATATGGTTCATATGTTTTTTTGAAAATATCAGGTTTACATGGATAGAACTCACCATTAACACCCTTAATTATGTAGTCTCCGTCTGATACAGTCATAACACCTTCAAGAGTTTTAATCGCAAGAAAGTCAACCATTGGAAGTTTCCCTTCTTCTAAATTACTTGCATCCATGCTTTCAAAATGCAATTTATCAAGTTGTTCTTTCATAAATGCTTTTACTTCTTCGATGTTATTTCCATTCCATTTAACAGCTTCTACCACAACAGGTTTCTTTACATATTTAGCCATGATTTCACTCCTAACTATTGTTTTCTTCATTGTCTTTTTCTGCTTCTTGAAGACACTCTTCTAGTGTCTTATCTTCGCAAATTCGTTCACGTTCTGAGGAATACGATCCGTTTTTATCTCTCCATTCACCGAAAATATATAAATCACATTTCGCTTTTTGTATATCGTCCTTATGTTTCCAACATCTTATGTGTATTTCATAAGCTACATAAGGTGCAATCGCATAACGATATAATCCTCTAGTAACCTCTGTCCAATTATCAAAAACATTCATAGCCATGATTATTTCTCCTTATTCAGCAAACATCCAATCTTCTGCTAGCATATCAGCCTGTGATGCTAACCACCCCATCTGTACACCAGATGTTCCCACAAATGCCACTGCAAATGCCACTGCTTTATTTCCGATGGCTTCATGATCGCAATTAACAATTGTTTTGTCTGCTGTCTGTGTTGATGTCTCTGATGCTAACTGGATATACTGATTCTTTCCGTTCCATCCTTTTCTTTTGACTTTAAGTCCACGCTTCACGTACTTAATCGCATCTCCGAATCCAAATGTGGCTTCTCCGCCTAAAACTGGACAATTCGTTTCATCTGCGATTAGCCATTCATCAGACAAAATATTAGAAAGTGTATATTCGACTCTCTGTGTCTCCCTAATGTCTAATAAGTCTCCCTGTCCTTTGTCAGTATCTTTTGGTCTGCACTGCATCATAATTGATTGCTTTTCTGCATCCCAGAACCAATATCCGCCCCAAGATGGAAGTTTGACTTTTGCTCCTGCTTTCATTTCTTTAAATGCTTCTGAAAACGTCATACCAATTTCTTCTACAACAAGCTGTACTGTGTAATCATCTTTATGTACAATTCCATGTTCTCCATCTGCGATAGATACGATCAACTCTCCGTCTTTTGTAATATTTACTTCTTCAAATTTTTTACCATTAATTACCATGTTTGTTATTCTCCTTTATAAATTCTTTGTATTGTTTTGTATATTCGTATGAATCTTTAAAGATATTACAAATACCGCTATACATTTTTGATTCAAATTGCTTGATTACATTAAGCTCATTCTGATAATCTCTACCAAACGGACACCCACAACAGCCTGTCCTCTTTAATCCGTATCGTTCATAGCAATCTGAATGTGTAATATTAAAATGTGCACAATATTCTGATTTGTCGCTATCTAAATACCAGAAAATTGGTCTGTATTGATCACACTGCCCGACTTTTTCATCAAAACAACTTTTATATCTTGACGCTCTTATTCCGCCTTCGGCTTTCCGAACACCTATAATACTTAGATTGTATCCGTTATCTTTTATTGCTTTATGAGACACGTCTTTCTTAGCATAGTTGCAGCACTTCCCAGAAATCTTAAATTTCGGTGGATTTTGGAATATAAATTCTTTTAAAAATCTGTTGTAATTAATATTGAAACTACTCAATCTTTTACCGTTATTTAATGTCCCGCGTGAGTTGCACCACCACATAAGAGCGGATTTACATTTTGGATACTTCTTGTATAAAGCATCAAATGATTCATCTTCCCACTGAAATCCGTGGCTTTGCAATCTATACATCATTTCACTTACATACTTGGACATAAATGGTTGTCCATGAATCTTGCATGATAACGGAATTGCTTTGATTGCTTTCTTTCGGATAATCTCAATACCATATTTGCCTTCAAGGTATTTCAGATGATCTTTAGTTGCTTGATATTCTAAACCAGTATCAAACCACACGTAATCAACTTTGCTATGTATGTCACATTTCCAGATAATGTCTAACATTACATCACTGTCAGCTCCGCCAGAAATTGAGCATAAAATCTTTTTATAATCAGTTCTGTTTATAATTGACCATGCCCGAATCATGTTGTCACAAATTGTTTTGTTTACAGGACACGTTGCCAATAATTCATCAATATTCTTAGGTTTCTTAACCAAATGTACTTCCTCACGAAAAATTTATTTCGTTTCTCGTGAGGTAAAGCCATACTTGGTGAGTGTCTTTTTACACCACTATCACATTACTTTTTCGATATAATCTAACCAACGATCCGTTGAATTATATCTTCGTGGAAACCTTTATACTCTAAAGGTAATCAGCACAAATGGTTGAAGCCTAACCAATCGGCAGCACAGCGTCTCCGATATATTGCATATCCAATATTTTGCAATCTTTCATTGGATGATCTGGATTCTCATTGTTATAGTCCTGAACAAACATATCAAGCCAAAAATCAGAATATTTATTATCATCTTTTGAATTAAACACCGCATATCTATGTGAAACTTTATAATTTCCTTTTGCTGTAAAATATGCTAGTTTAATTTCATATACTGGCAATTCTACTTTTGTTTTGATAAAATTCTTTGGGTGTGTATTACGTAATTTAGATCGTAATTCTTCATCAAAAATTTCAACTGTATCAATTCCTGTTCTGATACTGCACTCATCAAAAAATCGGTTAGGATGCACTGCTTTTCACCACCTTCCTATTATCAAGCTTACTGCTGCCAGAAGAATAATCTATTGTTAATCCTCTTTTTCATTGCTGCATATTCTCTTTCTGCTTGTTTCTTCTTTTTCTTTTGCAAACGTTACAAACGAATCCGCTGCTTGTCTACGTTTTTATTCATCTTCCTGAACCATGAAATCCGGCAGATCAGTTTCTGTTACTTCTTCTGCAATATCATCTGCACTTTTGACTTCTTCTACAGCTTCTTCTGTATCCTGAACATCATCAACAATAAACTCTTCCTGATTAGAACCTGTCTCTACATCTTCTCTTACGTCAGCTTCAATTACTGACTCTTCTGGAATTTCCTCTGTTCTTTCATCAGCTTCCTGAACGAATGCATCTCCATGAGTATTGATAATCTGCTTTAATGCGCGATTCATGACTGTTTTCTTTGCCATCTGATCTGTGAACTTGGCATGTACTCCTGAACCTTCTTTGTATCCATATCCCTGTTTCCAAGCCTGCTTAATCTGGTTAATGTTCATTACTTCTAAGATTTTTTGTCCGTCATTCATTGTAAGAACTGCATAAGCACCGACAATTTTGTCGTTATTAATGTTGTTAAAGTCCTGAGTATGTTCTTTGAGAACTTTTTCTCCATCTACAATTGCGTACTCGAAATGATCTCCTTCGTAAATGACTTCTGAACTGATTTTTTCTAATCCATATCTTCTTGCAATTGTTACGTTTCCAAAGTATGATCTCTGGAATAAGCATTTCTTACCATAAGCAATAAAGTATCCCTGTTTCTTCTGTACAGATAAACCAAGAGTTGCCATATCCATTAAGGAGTTTGCGACACTTGCCTGTGTGCAAGATTCTAAAATTGGCTTATTATTTCTGTCGGTAGTTTCTTTTAATACCAGATATGCCCCTGTCAGTGCATTTGCTAAATTGTAGTCTTTTGGAAAAGACATTCCATATTTACACTTTTCATTAAGTTGTGTTGTTAACCCATCAATGAACGCATTGTTAATAACTGCCGCTGCCTGAGTTTTTCCCTGTTCCTGAATTTCTGTTTTTGTTGCCATTTTTACCAACCTTTCTATGTAAAATTTAATTGTTACTTCAACTAATTTTCAATACATCAATTAATCTTCCTTGTTACCGCCAATCACTTTTCCTTTTTTGTCAAGCTTCTCCCACACAAAGCGACCTTTTCCGCTATTGTGCCACTGACCAATTCCGTTTAATTTTCCGTAATCAAGCCACATTTCCACGTTGTCCATGAGATCGTCAACCATTGACATTACTGTAAATTCAATAACTGTACCTTCTGGACAGCTATCACTATTTGCAAGTGCAACTCTTTCTCCTTGTGGTGTCTGCGCTCTTAATGGTCTCTGGCAGTTTCCCATTTCTTTTCCTTCTGGAATCTGTAGCAGAATCTTTCGTTCATTGACGAATATCAGATTGTCAATCTTTGTTTTGTACGCTGCAAGTTTCTTGACATAGTTGAATGCTTTGGCTGCGTTCTTGAAAAATCCTTTGATCTGGTAATCATAGATAAATGGATTACCATTTTCATCTTTAGGAAATACAGTCTTTCCTTTTTCGATAACACCTTCAACACCAATTGCTTCAATCTCTTCTTTTTTACTGATCGCATCAGGTGCCTTGCTTGCAATGTACTCTGCATGTAATTCCTTATCATTACTTGCTGTTCCTAAAATTTCCTCAATAAATGTTAATCTTACTTTCATTTCTTTCATTATTTTTTCTCCTTTTTAATACGTTTTCATTTTCGGTGCTATGCTCTTATGTTCCAAACGTTCCGAACTTAGCTATTCCATCACAACGCTGTACTTATCTTCACTGAGCTTTTCCTCATCCTTTCAGTTCAAATCTAATCCCATCTAAACTATTCCATTTCGCAGCATCTCGAATCTTTTCCGTTCCATTTCGATTCATTTCATTTCCATGCCATGCCATTCCAAAGCTTCTCTAAGCTTATCATTGCTTTTCCTTCACATTGCATAACAAAACTTTTCTACTCCTCGTCATTTCAATTCGATGCCTGACAATTCCGTGCTGTTCCTTTTCTCTTCTCTTCAAATCTTAACTTTTCCTTTGCTTTGCTTAGGAAGTCAATTATCACATCATAGTTTTGACACTTCTAAATCGTTGTCACTTCTGATCAGTAATATTAATTGCTGTTCAAACTCCGGAATCCTGTCAGAATCAAGGCTTTCTGCATCGTCAATAAAGATTGGCAGTCTCACATCGTTCATCTTCTGGAATCCGCTTACCATATCAGCTTCACATAGAATCTTGTCTCCATGATTCAGCCCGTCCATATAATTAATCCCATGGCACATGATCTTACACGTTTCCACTGGATTTCCTTCAATGGTATAATCTAAGAACTGGAAATTAAGATGCTTGAAATATGGATTGATTTTTTCTGCGATACACTCATTCTTCCTGAGTGAAAACTCTAATAATTCATCAATCTGTCTTTCAAGATCAGCTCCAATCTGTGAAAATGCCTTTAAATCTTCTTCCAGACTGTCGATTCTCTTTTCTTTATCTTTTTTCGCATTTTCCAAACTATGTAACTCAGCTTCAAGTTTCGCAATCTCAGAAAAATATTTTTGTTTTTCTTCTGAAAGCTGTTTTCTTTTTTCTTTACCGCTGTTTAGCAATCCAATCTTGCTTTCAAGATTTTCAATGCTTTTTAAAACTTTGACGTATTCCTTATTTGAAGACACGTCAACTTCTTCTGGCAGATCAGCTAATTTTGCATTAATTGACTCAATTTCTTTTTCGTAATCACAAATTGCTTGCTTATTTTTTGAAATTTCTTCTTCAATCAGCTTCTTATCTTCTTTAAAATAATCAACTTTTTGTTTGCACATATTACCATCTTCCGTAATTCTTTTAAGCTTTTTGGCTTTTCCAGATTTCCACAGTTCTTCTTTTTCTTTCTCTTTCAAGAGCCTTATTTTTTTATTTTCCTCAAATTCTGCTTTTAACTGATCAATCTTATCTTCTGGAAGTCGCTGACCGCACGTTGGGCAGATTACTGTAGCATCATCGAATACCTCTTTTTCAATTTCCGATGATTGATTATCTTGATATTCTTCTTTGAATGTTTTTTTATAGTTCTCTCTAGCATTGTTCAGATATTCTTCCCACTGTTTTATCTTCTTTTTATCGTTAGAAAGTTTAAATTCATCCTGTTCTAAAAGACCACGTTTATGTTGAAGATTACATTCCAATTTATCTTCATCAAACCGTAATTTAAAACGTTTTTCCGTCAGTTCTTTGTTTGCTTCATTGTAGATTTCATCTTTCTGACGTTTTAGTTTAGTCAATTCATCCGATGTTGTTTCATATGCTGCAAATGAGTTTGCAAGTGTTTCTTCCTGTTCTTCTACTTTATTAAGTTTGCTTCTTGCTTCGTTTAATTTCTTTTCGATCTCTGTTTTGTTTCCAGAATCAACCTCACGATTTCTTTCATACGAAATCTTTGTATTCTGTTCATCGATCTTTTTTTCGTTCATGTTTAGCTCTTTTCTAAGCTTCTTCAAGATTTCATCCGCTGTATGATTCTCAATCATTTTGTATACATTTTCATACTGCGGATTTTCTTCGATGAACTGTCTTAGATCGAAACCTGACATTTTTTCAAGAATCTTTCTTGCATTTGTCGTATTCTTCCTCAAGGCATTTAAAAATACAGTTGGATTACTACAAACAAGTAACGTCTCAGGATCAAAGTTATCTGAGATAAACTCATCAAACTCCTTCTTCTTCTTAGGCACTTCGTCAATCTCATAAGTTGTTTCATTACCTGTGAAGACTTCCTCTTTCGTACCTCGTGGTCTTTTCCACTTCTGCTTTGTGATCTTTTTCAGATCGTATTCTTTACCGTTGATAGAAACTCTTATCTGTCGGATAACGTCTACCTTATCTACTTCTTTGCCGTCCTCTTTTCTTCTAACTCCGTCCGGCATCGTTCCATCTGAAAGTTTTCCTGTCAGTACGTCAAAGTAGGCATCCATGATTGTGGTCTTGCCTTCCTGATTTCTTCCAGAGACTTTTGTATCTCCGTCAAACTTAATTTCTTTGCCCTGAAAACACTTGAAGTTTTCCAACGACATTGTCTTCAATTCTACCTGCTTCATTTTGACCTCCTAATTGTATTCTTAACTCTTCTCTTACAACCTTTCTTACCAGACTTTCCAATTCTTTCTGCTTGTCCTTCTGCCTATTTTCAAGATCATCTTTCAAACGGTAATACATTCTTGAAAGCATTGCTGCGCTTCCTGTAGAGTCATAACCTATGTATCTTTCCACTTCTTCACAGTTCGTTGATCGTTTGATAACATCGTCATAAGAAAATCTCATTGCACGTTCAACACTTCTTGCATCTGTGTTGTATTTTTCAGCGATCTCCTTATAAACTTTCATCATTGGAATAGCTGTACCTTTTTTGTCAAAAATCAATACTGTTTCTACCGAATACTTAAATCCAAGTAGTCTTGTATTAAAATTAAGGTCTATCATTTTTTGTTCAACATCTCTTCGTTTCAACATTTGACTACCTCTAAGCAACTGCTAGAAATTTCGTAAGCTTCTTTTTCAATTGATTCATTCTTAGAAATCTTTTTTGTATATTTTCTACTCTGAATCCTGCCGATAAGTTTTACTTTTTCTCCAACTTCAAGTTTTTTTGCAATCTCATCAGTATCTCCCCATAAGATGCAAGGGAAATAATAAGAACTCTTATTTCTGTTTACTGCGATAAACATATCTGCAACTTTTCTTCCTGCTGGTGTTACCCTTCCTACTGTTGGCTTACAAACTGTTCCTTCAACAACTAGTTTGTTTAAATCTTCTGTCTCTTCTACCTCTTCAACAACATTGGCATTTACAAATAAATCCAAATGTTTTTTTTCTGAATTTTCATCTGGTCTGTTTCTTGAAGCAAATACACCGGTAATTTCAACGTATGCTCCCTGTCTTACCGCATTGTTCATACGGTCTTCTGAAACAATAACTGGAACTCTGTCAACAGTTCCGCTTTTTCTTATCGTATCAATGTACGTTTTGTAGTACATCTTTCCGCCTGATTGGTGGCTATAATCCACTTTTTCTAATGTACCTTTCAGGTTCACAAAATTTTTATCATTTTTCATCCTTTATTTATCCTTTCTTATTCCGGCAAACAGTAACATTGCACCCGCCACTCCAAGCAAACATGCAACAGGAAGGCTTAACGATTCCCTATCCACAAAACTGCCAACCGTACCAAACATATATAATGTTCCAATTACTATGCACGCCATTTTGAATTTCATCGTTTCACCTCTTTTATCTTTTTCCGGCAAAATATTATGAATCTTATAAGTATTGTTACGAACATTATCTTTTCCAACTTATTCTTGCTATTCATATATTCCGCGTGCCTTTTCACAATTTCATCCCATGTGATTTCTGCTTCGTTATCTTTCTTCATATTCCACACCTTTATAACAATCTATAAACTCGTGAACATCTGCCAATTTTTTTCTTGCTAACCCTTTATAGCAGTAAACATTAAATTCTTCCTCGATCTTCTTATAAAGATTTATGTATGTTTTGGCCCTTAGGCTGTTATCTTTATATTTTTCTCCAAGAAGTTGTTTGATGTGTCTTACTGCATGTTCCTGAATTTCTTCTATGTCATATGCAAAGAGTGGCAGTTCGTCTTCTAAGATTTCAACCTTTGTCTCAATCTTTCCGACTCTCTCACTTAACAACACATCTCCCTGTGCTAAAAGCTTTATCTTTTGTTCAATATTGTCTGGCAATTTAACTTGATCTTCATTTTTTAATACTGGAAGAACTTCTCTTACGATCCAAAAATAAAAATCATCATGATCTTTATCTTTGGTTTTCAAGATTGCTTTCATCATATTGAACTCATTTACGAACAATAATTTATGCATTGTTCCTTTTCTGTCTTTGGCACTGATTTTTCTAACGCCAGACTGATTTAATCTGCTATTGATCTGTCCGGAGTTTATAACTCCAATGCCATATCCAATATCTTGCAAGCAAAAGAACCATTCTCCATCCTGCTTCTCTGCCCTAAGTTCTGTTCCAAACGGACTTTCAAAAACTTCCATGCTATTCCTCCGGTTTCTTTTCTAAGAACTTATTTAAGAAATACATTTGACCTTTGCCGGTAACTTTCGGAGTTTTCACTACCACATTGCATCCGTTACCGTCAATTCTGGTACTCTCTTTCACTTGGAACAATCCCATCTCCATGCTTCTCTGTGTCGGCATATTTCTGTTGCTTCCTTGTGCTTTTATCAAGTATCCATTGTTTCTCATCCACTCAAAGAGTCGATTCTGCCCAGTATCAATGCCGTTTTGTTTCAACAATTTAGCAAGATCACCAATTAATATAGATGTTCTGCTTGATGTTACTGCATCAGCGAAAATCTCTTTTGGCTTCATACGTTCATTGTCTTCTAATAAAACTGTATTATCAGCTTTGAGTTTTTCTATTGTTCTGTCTGCCATCTTTAATGCTCTGGCAAAAACCTGTTCCGGCGTATTCCATGCCTTTTCCAGATCAATAAAATATTGTCTGATCTTCTTTCCTTTTTCGCTCCTTGACATTAAGCAAATGTGTTTTGCCATATCTACAGACATTTTATAATCCTGTAAACACTGTTCTCCGCCATACTGATTGCCCTGTACCTTTAGGTACACCCCTATAAAATCTTCGTTTTCTACAAACCCGTGTGAGTTTGCTTCAAACCAAGCAGAAAATCTTTTGCTGATATCAAGTGCTTTATGTAAATCTCTTGCTGATATTGTAGGTTGTTCTGTTTCATAATTAACAGGAATTAAATTTTCCAATTGATCACCTCCAACTTAAGATTTCTAAAAGTAATCTCTTCGGATCGCTTTATTTTCATCTCTTAGTTTCCTTAATCTCCATTTATCAAATTCTTCTGTATCGAACATGATTGGAGAGTTCTTTTTATATGGATTTATCTTTTGTGCAAAACTCTGATTTGATTCTCTGTATGCTGAATCTAAAAATTCCTCAGGAAATCCCATCTCACAGAGTTCGGATTTTCTCATAACCTTTTTTGCATATTTCATTATTTCTTCCTTTAAGATAAGAAATAATCAACCGTTACTCCTCATCTCCTATTAGTTCATCAACAGTGACCTCTAAGATGCTCGCTACTTTTTTCAAATTTGCAACGCTTGGTACACTGTCATTCCATTTAGAAATCAGCCCATTTCCAAGTTCTGCTTTTTTCTCAACATAGGTAACTGACAGACCTTTTTCTTTGCAAATCTTTTTAATTTTGTCATAAATATACAATTTCTTACTCTCCTTTCTTTATTTATTAGAAAATATTCAGTATTTTCATTGACTTTTTGCAGAAAATATTCTAATATTAAATTACCACATAAAATATAGATTTTTTTCTGTGACCGCTTTCTGTTTTACTGAAAGTTTTCTGTGCTATGCTTTTACTATATAGAAAACTTTCTAGTTTGTCAAGCGTTTTTTACAGAAAAATTTCTGTAGTTTCTTAGAAAGGAGATTCTATGACTATTTATGAGCGAATTGAAAGCCTTAGGAAGTCACAAGGATTATCACAAGGAAAGCTTGAAAAACAACTAGGTTTTTCTAATGGTTCAATTTCAAAATGGAAAAACAGTACTCCAAAAGTTGAGAGATTACAAAAGCTCGCTGACTTCTTCGGTGTGTCTGTTGAGTACCTCATGACAGGAAAGGAGGATGAGCAAAAAGAGAAAGATAATACTGGAGACCTCAAACAAAAGTTTGAGGAACTAAAAGAATTGCTAGAAAGCGGAAAGATGCAACCGTTACGTTATGACGGACAGCCGATTGACGATAACACAAAAGAGCTTTTGCTCAAACAGGTTGAGATTTCCATGGCTATGATGAAAAAATAAACAGGAGGATTATGTATGAAACCGAATCAAATCAAAAATTTAGTACATGATTTGGTTAAAAAATACGAAACAAGAAATCCATATCGACTTGCGGACAGCTTAGGTGTGATTATTCAAATTGGAGATTTAGGAGAATTACCCGGATGCTACATGAAGATATGCGACAAGAAATTTATATACTTAAATGATAGGATTGATGATGAGAAAATGCGAGAAGCTGTAGTTGCTCATGAATTAGCTCATTGCGTACTGCATGACGGAGATTATTATTTTTTCTCCTATGGCGAACAATTCTACAGCAACAAGGTTGAAATTGAAGCTCATACATTCGCAGCAGAGCTTTTGATCCCAGATGAAACGATTATCGAACATCCGGGGTACACTCTCGAACAGCTATCGTCATTAACCGGATATGGTGAAAGATTAGTCAGCTTCAAGAGACTTTAATTTTTTTATTTGTCATTTGTTTGCAATTGTGGCAACCACAATTGTTTGTTATGCACCGCAAAAGGAGGGGTATTATGAAAAAATCCTGCAAATTATTAACTATATTTTTACTTGCTGTCACACTTGGTGTTTTTGGGAATTTAGAATCGGTTAATGCAAAGTCAAAGATCAAAATTTCCAACTCAAAAATCACACTTACTGTCGGGCAGTCTAAAACATTGAAAGTAAAAGGGACTAAAAAGAAACCTAAGTGGTCAAGCAGTAAGAAATCAGTTGCAACAGTATCTAAGAAAGGAAAAGTTGTTGCTAAGAAAACAGGAAGCGCGACTATCACAGCTAAGATTGGAAAGAAAAAATATAAATGTAAAGTTAAAGTTAGTCGAAAAAACAACGTTAATTCAACCAACAGAAGTCCATATTTAAAAAATCAAGGAGATTTCGGAACTGGTAATTTTTATATTTACTTAGCATCTGGAACATCCGAAAACGGTAAAATCCCAGTCTTGTTAATTAATAAAGGTACTCCTTTTGGATATGTTGATTACTATATAACTGACTTGACAGAAGAAACTCCTGTAAAAATTTACATTGACGGTAAAAAGGTAGACGAAACATACGTGAATTATGGTGCTCAAGCTTCTCTTATGGTTACCGGTAATCAGATAAAATCTGGAACTCATTATGTTGAAGCTGTGCAATACAAAAACGGAAATATTAGCTTTTATAGATTAGCTAAATACAAAGTTACAATAAAATAAACAAAAAAAGACCGCACAGCTCAGCCCAAGCGTGCGATCTCCCAAAAGTCTTGATTTTGATACTTTTGTACAACCATACTTATTGTATCATTATCAAGTCAGCTATGCAAGTCGTAAAATTTTAACCATTTTGCGTTTTATGCAAATTCCAATTTTAGGAATTGCGTAGCTGTTATTTTTATACCTATTTTTTAGAATTAAGGAGTGATACAATGGCTAAAGCAAAATACAAAAAAGACACCGATGGTTACTATTCCACAAATGTATGGGATGGAACATACAAAGATAATGGTAAAAAACATTATAAACATCTAAGGTCACGTCAAAGCAGCCGTGACTTAGAGAAAAAAGTAAAAGAATTTGAACAGCTCCGTGATCAACGAAAAGCTGTTATGAATACAGATATGTCTTTTATGGCATACTGTGAACAATGGGAAAAATTATATAAGTCCAACAGGGCAAACAATACTCTTAAAATGTACGACAATGTTATTAACGTTCATTTTAAGCCACTAACAGACGTTAAGCTACAAGATATACAACGTAGCCATTTACAATTGATTTTAAACAATGCTGATGGCAAATTAAGGACCCAACAACAGATTGTTATGACCTTCCGTCAAGTAATGGAATCCGCAGTGTGTGATCACATCTATCCGGCACAAGGTTATCAGGACATATTTAACAAATTAGAAAAGATAAAATACAAAGCAAAAGAAAAACGCCCATTGACCTATAGCGAACGTAACGCCGTTTTTAAGGCATCCTACAAGTACCAGATGGACATGGTATACACTTACCTCATTTATGGCTGTGGATTACGCTGTGGTGAAGCTCTGGCGTTAACAGAATCAGATATAGACTTACGATTCCACACGGTATCAATACTTAAATCTCACGACATTTCAGACAATATCCCAAAACGAAAATCAGTTAAAAACATCGAAAATGGAGAACGAGTTCTTCCAATCCCTGCAAATGTATTTGACGTGATCGCAGATTATGTCAAACTACTCAGGGAAGAAAAAAGGGAATACTTATTTGTCAACCAGAACTATAAACCTATGTCAAAGAGTGGATATCGCAGAATGTGGGGCAGAATTTTAAAAGCGCTGCAAGAAGTCAGTGAAGCTCCTATTGTCGATCTAACAAGTCATATCTTCCGACACAACTACTGTACAAACTTATGCTATCAAGTTCCGCTTATCAGCTTCAAAAGAGTTGCAGAGCTTGTCGGGGACTCTGAAAAGGTTGTTGCAGAAGTTTATAGCCACATCATGCTTGAAAAAGAAGATAGTGTTGCTGCTGTCAATAACGCCTTATCGTTGGAACAAAAAGTGGAACAAAGCATGGAACAAAAAATGGAACAAGGTAGTGAGATGGTATCTTAATATTTTTTTGAAATCATGGAACGCAAATGGAACATTGGAACACCGATGGAACAAATACAACCAGTTACAATCGGTTACAATCAGTTACTTTTGCGTTCCATATTTTTTATAGATTGGATCGCTGCAAACCGCATAAATAAAAGAAAAGCACGGATTCAAGCCATTTCTGGCATCCGTGCTTTTTTAGTGAGCGTGCGGGGATTCGAACCCCGGACAACTTGATTAAAAGTCAAGGAATCAAATCTATGTTAAACCGCATAAACTCTATTGTTCTCAATTTTGATTGGAACGAAAATGGAACATTCTCGCTTCAACGTTGTTTATAATATCACATCATTTTCGACATTGCAACTACTTTTTTCGATTTTTTTTCAAAGCCGTGCAAGTTTTCTTTCCTGCATATGTTCCAGACGTGTTCCATCCTAACTGTTTCCAGTATTTCTTCAAGGCTTGCGTTGTCTTTGCTCCCCAGATTCCGTCAATCACTAATGGATGTTCGTTTGCGTATGTACAATTTGCGTTCAGCTTCTTCTGTAACCACTTGATCGCATTCTTGGAAGAGTTCTTTTTTACAACGCTGTATGATACTTTTACGTTATCATATTTAGGTCGTCCATATCCTGCGATACGACTATTGCCTAAAGCATAAGACTTCTTGCATACAGCACCACCGTTTGGTACAACGGCTGTTCCATTAGAGGTGTTGCCCTCGATTGTGAACACCATCTCCTCAGTTACTGCATACACAATCCCAGTGTGGCAGATTCTTTGAGAGTTCTTAAAGAAAATCTGGTCTCCAATCCGTGGTGTTTTATGCCACTGGTCACTGTCTTTGAATTTTTGTGCTGATGTTGGAGTGTATGCACTAAATCCATGTAAGAGATTTTTTGCTACATCCCTGCCGTATGCCTGCACCATACACCAATCCACGAACATGTCACACCAGTAAGCATCTGGTCCGTTAATACCAAAGTATGCTCCGTACTTAGTGTAGTTGTTGCTACCTGCATTTTTTGTTTTATCGTTAAGATACTTATTACTTTTCTTTTCTAAGTAACCAACTTCTCCTTTAGCTACATTAAGAACCTTATTGACTGTGTTCGCCATTGTTAGTCCTCCTTTTTGTATTCAATCACTTCTGCAATATCATTTTTACTTTTTGCAAGTTCACTATCTCCTACTCCCGGTGTTGTTGGGTCAACTAAGATACCCATAACTCCTAATAAGTTAATAAGGATACCCAACACCTGCACTACGTCATTCTGGGAGATTGGAACAACGACATTTAAGATACCTAAAACCTGATAGATAAATGCCACTGCTGCCATAATCAGTGATGTTAATGTTGCCTTATTTTTTAATCTTAATTTGAGATTCATAGTTTCTCCTTTCATTTATTAAGTGTTTGTGTTAATATGTGAATGGAGATTTTCTTCTTTCTTAATCTCCATTTGTAATTTATTTACACCTTGCTTCATGCAGGGTGTTTTTTTATTTATACGTTAAATAGTGATTTAACTTATAAAAAGATTGCGTCAAATATTCCAAGTTCAACAAAATATACAATTCCAAGTGAATATAAAATGGCAATTCTTGTTGCAACAATTAATTATCCTAATGCAATAAGTCCGCAATTCACGTTCATGTTTCCAAATTTAACAGAAACAAATCGTATATCTGATGGTTACTGGTATGACAACACTTATCACGCAAGCTTTATGGCATGCAACGATGGAAATGTTGTTTACTTTGCTTCAAATTGGCAAGTAGTGTCTCCAACAGGTACAGTTACTTATGATGTTTATGCAAGGTAAGTTAATTATCAAATACGATTCCACCTTGGTCTATATATACTCTAGGTGGAGCAATTACCGTATAATATCCCCATTGTGGGAGATTACAAATTTGTATAGACGTACCGCTTGCACGGCAATACACGTTACTAGATATAATGTTTGATGTGCCGTCAATTTGAACGTTTGAACCACTTACATTTACTGTAATTAGAGAGCATATTGGACTTCCATTCCCGTTTCCATAAAGAAGCAAAGCAAACTTATCACATGTTTTTTGAACTGTAGTATAGTTTTCTATTGATATATAGAAATCATTACCAGAACCACTTGTTTTTAGCACAATGTTCCTTGATCTATTTGTTAAATCACTAATTAGTGTATGCATTAAATCTCGATTGCCACCTTTAGGAATGTTTAACAATGTGATTTCCTGTCCACTCGCTTGAACATGTACTAACATACAGCTTTCAGATTTTACGGCAGTCAATCCGTTTATTGTCAAAAAAGAATATGTTTTTTCCCATCGAAACGGAACGTCAATGCCACCAATTATAATAAGCTTATTTTTGACTTTAAAGACATTCAAATAGGTTTTTAAGTTGCCGTTTGGAACTAATGTAAAATCGAAAGAAAAATCATTATTTAGTTAATAGAACTATGAAATATTAATGTATGATGCAGGAACAATCACATTTGCTATTACGACACCGTAAGATGTTGTATCTTTGCATCTTATGTCCACTGTATTGTTATGTATAGTTATGTACCCAGTATTTCCACGTGGAGTCCAACTTCCGTCAATGATTTCACAAGGAGCGAAAACTTCATTGTTAAATGTAATACCGTTGGGCAATGTTAATAAAGTTTGATTTGTATTACCGCCTGTCAAACTTTTGCCATACCATATATAAATCATTGCTAACTGACTATTTTTTTTAATAGCAAATCCATCAATGCCATAGGTTTTATACTGTAAACTTGAAAAATCACTATTTAACGTAGAAATATCTGATTGTATTTTACTTATACTATCTTCTATATTTCCAATCCCTAATTTAGTTTTTATCAGAGACACGATCGTTGACCACTTAACCTTACTGGCGGTACTCCCACCAGTAAGCATGTAATCATCGTCTGATATTGTCTTTTTCTCTGTTAAATCCGATATATGTACTAAAGGTATATTGATTGCCATAACATCACTCCTTAATTCAACTTGTTTTCTCTGACGTAGCTTCTGATAGCATCAATGTGCTTTTTAAGTTCTTTATCTACTACCCAGAAATTTTCTTTTTTATTCTGTGACAATGGTTCTCCTGTGTTATCGTCAATCTCATTGTATGTGTATGATACTCTGTCTCCACCGTCAATATTTAATACCATAAAGCTACTCAACTGTTTCATTTAACATTTCCTCCTGTTCTTTAATCAAATCGTTGATTTCTTCCATATATTCTTTCTCATAGTCAATCACTTCTTCTTTTTCTGAGTTATCGAATTTTTCAAGTCGTTCAAATTCGTAATCTTTCTGAATTGCTTTGATTTCCCACGAAAATTTAAGGTTTTCAGTGCCTCGAACGACAAAGTAACTATCGGTCTTTTCTTCTACCCATATATCGCCTTGCCCCTCTTTCTGCAAAAATACTTGGTACTCAACACCTGTGTTTACTGTCTCTGAAAATATATCGTTAATGTCTATGTAACATTTTCCTGTATTATCAGTACATCCAGAACCTATATCCCCAAAATATGGGGTTGCTGTTTCGTAACAATACTGCTTTCTTGTATCGTAATTTTCTGTATCTATGATTCTGTTTTTTGTTCCTGCAACAGACAAACTTCCGCCAATAGTAACTGGCTGAAAAAAACTTGATTTTTCTTTTCCAAAATGAAATTTATATTCACTTACCGACCCAAGATAAAGTGATTCATCCGTCATATGCATTGTTATGTCTGTCTGTACTGTAATTGGTCCACTGCTGTTATTTTTTAATACAATCTCATCTGGGGACAAAATCGCACATGCACCAGTTCCATCCTTGTTTTCAGATAAATATATACCACCGAACACGTCTGGTGTTATACACACATATGATATTGGCTTTTCTCCCATGCCTGATATATAATGCGTTACGACTATCCCTTTCGTGTTTATGTCAACAATTTCATTGTCATTTGCATCATAAACGTGCATTTGTCCATTACCGTACGTGTTTGCTTTTCCACCAAGATTTAATGTTCCACCTCTAGCATAAGTAAAGTTGATATACAACTTACCGTCAGACCCACGATAAATACCTTGCCATGCTCCGTCGTTGGTCAGCAGATTGAATATATCTTCGTGAGTCAGTGCATCTACGTCAATGGCTACTGGAATTGTCTCAATATCCAACACCTGTGAAAATCCACCTGCGGCATACATCGTACACCTTAACGCTGTAAGATTTCTTGAGATACCGATACCACTTGAACCGCTTGCTGTGATACCGCTTGAACCACTCGCTAGTACAGAGTACAGTGCGTGAGTAATGTCCGTTTCATCTGAGGATGAAGTATAAACGGTCGTGTATGTATCTCCGTCTGTTGTTTCCTCAATCTTGAATCGGCACTTATAGGCTGTACGTGCTGTTGCTGTACCGTCACGGTAATAACCAGACAATGTAATATAGTTAGGTACGATCGTGTTATCTGCGGACATTTTCACAATGCTTGACGATGTTTCCATGAAGTACGTTCTTCCTGCACTTCCTTGATCGCCTTTATCTCCCTTTGCTCCGTTGCTTCCGTTACGACTGACTGAATAAGAAGTTGTTGTCGTGTTGTTTGTGTAGGTAGTAATCGTTCTAGTCCACAAATATTGTCCTGCACTTGTAGATGGAACACTACCAGACCATGTACCTGTTGGAACTGCTGTACCGCTACTTGACACTTGATAAGTGATTGCAGTTGATTTGATTCCGTTTCCAGTTGGTCCAATATTGCCTTGAGGACCCTGCGGACCTGTTGCCCCTGTCTCGCCTTTAGCACCAGTCGCTCCAGTCTCTCCCTTGATTCTTGCCCAAGTGTAAGAACCAACCGTTGTAGGGTCTGCTTGGTTATAGTCGGTGCAAGTTCCGATATATGTTCCAACGTCCTCTCCCGAATTAGAAGTGAACGTCTTACCGCCATCGTTACTATACTTAACATGGAAATATGGTGTTTTACCGTCCGCACCTGCCTTACCTGCCGTTCCATTCGTTCCGTCATTGACAGTCTGTGTATGTGTTCCATTTTTATCTGTAATTGTGATGGTTGTTACTGTACCGCTTTTTGAAATTGATACTGCCGGAGATACACCGTCATTTCCTTTAGCTCCCTGCGGTCCAGTCGCTCCAGTTTCTCCCTTTGCACCCTGTTCTCCTTTATCCCCTTTAGCTCCTTGAATACCCTGTTCGCCTTTAATCTTCGCCCAAGTATAAGAAGCTACTGTCGTTGGATCGTTTAGGTTGTAATCTGTGCAAGTACCAATGTAATCTCCTACCGTTTCGCCAGAATTGGAAGTAAAGGTTTTTCCACCGTCATTTGAGTATTTGATGTGAAGATAAGTGGTTTTTCCGTTAGTACCGTTAGTACCAGGGATTCCCTGTGTACCTTTTTCTCCCTGCAATCCTTGGAATCTCGCCCATGTATATTTAGATGGGTCGTTTGAGTCTGCTTCTGTGAAGTCCACGTATGTTCCAATATAGGCAGATGGGGTTTCAGTCATTTGAGAAGCTGTTGTGGGTTTTGCCACAGAACTATACTTAATGTGAAAATATGTTGTATCTCCACTAGCACCCTTAGGTCCTTGGATTCCTTGTTCTCCTTTTGGGCCTTGAATACCTTGTAGACCCTGTGGTCCTTGGTCGCCTTTTTCGCCCTTTTCTCCTTGCGGACCTTGGATTCCCTGTTCGCCCTGTGGCCCTTGAGGTCCAGTGGCACCCTTTTCCCCTTGCGGTCCAGTAGCACCAGTTTCTCCCTTTGCACCCTGTTCTCCTTTAGCTCCCATCTTACCGATGGAATATGTTGTGCTTGTGGTTTTATCAGAGTAAGTATATATGGTCCTCGTCCACAGATATTGATTTTCTGCAACGTTTGGCGGTGTTTTGCTCCATGTTCCTGTTGGTGCTACCGTTCCGCTGTTGGATGCTTGATAAGTCGTTTCAGAACTTGTGATACTTCTACCGCTTGCTCCAGTTTCTCCCTTATCTCCTTTTGCACCTGTCTCTCCAGGGATACCGCCTTTTAATTTAGCAATGTCAAATCTTTTCGTGACAGAATAAGTATTAAGGTAATTAGCTGTAATATCCACCCATCCAACATCTGTTGTTAATGCTGTTACAGTGTAGGTGTGTGTTGAGCTGTTCCAAGAGCCTACAACACCACCCGACTTTTGCACATTATAAGTACAGTCGTTTGATATGTCGGTATGACCGTACAATACCTGTGCTGTCGTGTGGCACTCTGGAAATGATGTATATTCTCCCTTATAATCTGTCGTGATTGCTTGATAATCGTTGTCCAGATTGATAATCATTGCACGAGATTTTCTCGCTTCTTCCAGTGCCTTGTTAGCAGTCTCATCATCTGTGTATTTATTAAGCTTCTGCCAGTCGGTTTCCACATAACTTGCACCCTCTCCCCTTGCTACCACGCAAGTAAGGATGTCTCCGTTCTGTCCTTGATTCCACATATCTCCTGTGTCATAAGGTGGTGTAGGCTGTGTTAGGAATACACGGCACTTACTGTTAGCTGTAGACTGTGCAAAAGATGCTGTCTGCAATGCTTTTGTGACGTCCGTATCTTGTACTAACTGCCACTTCCATGTATCGCCGTCTTTGAAAAATCTGTAAGCATAACCTTTAGATTTCCAGTAAAACAAATCTCCCTCATGCTTCTTTTTATCATCTTCTGTTGTCCAGTCAGAAGCAGGGATGTTTTTTAGAGTTGGCTCATAGTCGTAGTAGAACGTCTCGATCTGTCCGTCAATCTGGTTCTGTAGATCAGCTACACTTTTTGTAACTGTTTCTGCAAAGTCTGATACTTTACCGTCTGCATAGTTCTTAGATTCTTTCACTGCATCACTGATCGCATCGGGTGCTGATTTACCACCAATCACAATATTATTTCCTGAAATCTGCACTGCCCCAGTATCCATATCAACCAAAAAGATTACATTGCCCAAAGAATCTTTAACTTGGATTCTTCCAGATGTGATCACGTCTGCTGTAAGTCCTGTAGCTTTTAAATATCTAACAATTGTATCTCCATCAACTGTCATTCCAGCATTATATGTTTTTCCACCATCCGTAGAAACACCCCATGCTTCCGCTGTCATTTTCCAGATCATGTCTGAATCTTTTAACTGCGGTTTGTTGTGCAAATAAAAAATTTGTCCACCAGCAGAATCTTTTACAATTGTTGTATAAGTTCCAGAAGCTTTGTTTAATCTATCTTTCAGTTCTTCTAATGCTTTTTGTCTATCTGTTTTTTCCTGTACAATCTGCTTTCTATATTCCACATAGTTTTTTGTAGCTGCGGAATATCTTACAGCACTGTTTTTTTCTGTACTCTCAGCATTTGAACTTGTTGTCTGAGAATTGTTTGTATTAAATTTTGTTGATGATACTAATATTTTGTAACGATCAAATTTTGAATCAGTTAGAATTGCAACATCTCCGGCTTCTAGTGTCGGATCACTAATATGTGTAATCGTAGCTTTTCTAAATGCAAATCCTATTAACTGTTCTCCTAAAAATCCTGATACAGTCTGACCAGCACCATCTTTAATCAATTCGTTATTTTCAATAGAAATAATGTATCCAGCTGTTCCAGTTTGATAATTTTTATATCCATCACTACTAGAAGTTGTATCTTCTGCTTCTTCCTCAATATCAGAATCCGTATCTACAGTATCTTCCTTTTCCATTACATTTACACCAGTAATGACCACATCGTCTGTAGCTACATCAGAGTTATATACTCCGTTAAATTGATAAATTTCATCTGGTATTTTTTCTTCTAAATAAGGTTTATACACATATAATGTGTTATCCCCTTTGAATCCAATGTTGATAGAAACATTCTGTGACGTTGAAACAAAATCAAATCTGAATCCAGTCCAACCGTCATTTAATTCTATTTCTTTGCTTGCGATTTCTTTTGTTCCATTTAAAATCTTCACGATTGCTACATCGTTATCTTCTGGATACTGCATAAAAAATTGACCACCAATTGTATAATTAGTAGCCAACTTAAGATTTGAAACTGCTTCTACTGCATATCCTGTCTTTCCTGCATCTGGAATAATCGAAAGCATTTCTTTATATTCAATTGTATCCGTTCCTATTTTTGAATCTACAGCTTTCCAACTTGCTATACCATCATCAAACAAACTGTCAGGAATCAAATTTATAAGTGTTTTTTCCAAAAGACTCTGATTGAACCATTTTAATTCCAACTGCCCATTGACATTACACCTACAGTAATTTCCTGAGATTTGGCCACACCAAGCAATCACTTCACGAAATGTTACCGCGGCATCAGTCGGTCTTGTATTGATAATGTAATCACTATGTGAAAAATCTGGTGTATTTAATGTCACTCCGCATATATCACATGCATCCATAACGATCGCCTTTAATGTTGCCGGATACTCCAACTTGCTTTCAGAATACGCCCTGTCAAACTTACCCATATTATCTACGCATGTAAGTGTTATAATTGATCCATTATATTTTGTATCATCTACTGTGTATACACCCTTTTTTATTTTCTCAATTCGTGGTGTATACGAAGATTCCGTTTCATCGTCTGCATCTATATCAAATTCCGTTTCGTTCAAATCAATACCTAACTGCACACTTACTACAGCTTCTTTAAAGTCATATTTTGTAAACTTATCATAGATGTTATTTATAACAATCGTACATTGATTGATAACAGCTGATCCGACTTCAAAAGTTCCGCTTGAAACTGCATCTTCAATCGTAACTCCACCATTCCATATATCATCATTGGTCAAATTAAGAGTTGTCCCGTCTTTCAACGTAATATCTGCATAACTAAGATAATTACAATTTCCGTTATTTAATTTATCTCTAAATTCACTTGATACGTTGATCATAATTTACCTCTCTATTATGTCAAAAGAAACACTCTCTATAATTTTTTTATTTTTCATCCACCATTTCACAGGTGCTTTTCTGTCTCCTGTGTAAAATGTTCTTGTCTGATATTTATTCGCCATCATATCCCAATATCTTACTTTTACATATTCTGGATTAAAAGCTTTCAATATTTCCGAAGTAACATCTGGTGTTTTAGCATTCCATTTCAATGCTAATTTTCTTTTCTGTGCTTTTCTATTTTTATGCATCAATGCATCATCTGTTCTTCCAGAATCCGATGCTGATACATCTTGCAATGACCATTCATAAGAAGCGGGACATGGCATTACTTTACCATTAACTTCTATCATGTGTTCTGCCATAAAAAATCCACCTCCAACTATTTAAGGTTAACAATCAATTTTCCTATTTTATTGACCGTATAAACAACAAAAACGCCTATCTTTCTTGATAGACGTTTTATAATTTTATATTATACAATACTTTTTGGTCTTATTGTGTATCATGGAGTCTTATTTGTGTCTAAAAATATTCTCAACAAGTGTTAACAGTATAGTAGCTGCCACTTTTCCTTTCAGCGTTACAATTAAAGGTTTTGCAACAATAAATTGTAGCAACCATAAAATAAAATTAACAATTCCAAAATTAACAGAAAACACTATAATCATTCCCAAGATAACTGAAATAATTGTTACGGCTACTTTATTTCTTCTAATTTTTTTGATCATAACATACCTCCTACTCTAACCAGCGATTATCCAAATAATAAAATCCAAACACAACTAACCCTGTCCCAATAATCCAGAACGCCCAAAACAGAATTTTCAAAACTCCACTTTCTGTTTTATACGATTCTACAGTATCTTTCAGATTATATTCGTTAAATTTGCTCTTTGTTATTGTGTTATTTTTTAATTTCGTATAGATAGTCCCTTTAATCGGTTTTGCTTCCATTCCATAATACTTATATCTAACATCGTGCGAAATTTTTATTGTATCAATATATGTCTTAGATATAAAATCAATTTTATCTACGTCAAATTTTTTTCCTGCAAAAATTATCTTCTTGCAAGTTTTACTGTTAGATCGTATTTGATCCCATGTATAAAAAACTTCTGTTACATACGTTTTCCCACGCTTAACTGTTCTTGTATGTCTGCGATATTCCTCTCTAACTTTTTGATTGAATAATATTTACCGCCGATCATTTGATACGTGACTGTATCTACAGGTTTTATTTTCCCATACACGAAAGCATTTCCTAAATCAGTTTCTATCCCATACCGAAACATATCATTACTTTCAATCTTTGCAGCACGATTATATTCTTCGTTCTGATCCATGATGTAATTATCAATTTTCCCACTGATAGTAAAACCAATCAGAAACATTAATCCAACAATAACAACGCTTGCTATAATCTCTCGTGGAGTTATTTCAAAAGTATCAAACTGAAATCCTTTGAATTTTCTCATAGGCTACTCACTAAATAAATTCTGCGGTGCTGTCTCTGTTGCATCCTCAAATTCCAAATATTTATACTTTTTCTGATGATATCCCAAGAAATTCAAGAATACTCTTGTCGGAAATTTCTTGACGTATCTGTTGTATTCTTTAATCTGCTGATTGTAATTGTCTCTTACGTCTGAAATTTTATTCTCCGTTACCGCCAACTCTTTCATAAGTCGCTGATAGTTCTTGTCCGACTTTAATTCTGGATAAGCTTCTTTTACCGCTGCAATCGCTGTACCAGTGCTTTCAATTTTTCCAGTATTTGAACTACGTTCTTTGACAATATCTTTTAGTGTATCTGCTTCGTGTTTATCATACGCTTTCACACTGTCTGCCAGATTATACACTAAATCCTGTCTTCTCTTTTCCTGCGCATTGATTGCTGCCTTTGATTCTCCCACCTGTTCTTCTAGTGAAATTGCATGATTCTGTGATCCCTGAACCATAAATACACAAGATAACGCAATTGCTATAATCGCAGCTAAAATAATCAATGGTATTTTCCATGTTGTATTTTTCATCTTTTCTTCTCCTTTTCTTTGATGATTCTATATCTCAACAGGATAATCACTCTTAACATTGTCATAGTATTCATCCTGAACTTTGTAGAATAGATTTTCACGGATTTTATAATTCATAAAGTGCATGATCTGGTAATTAATTGTGAATCCGCTATTTTTGCCATATTCTGTTGCAAAGTATTTATCAATCATAAGTTTGTATAAATCAAAATCCAGTTCTGTGTCTTGCATATTCTCAGGAACAAAATAAAACTTCTCAACCAACTCTACGCATTTTTCGTCAGAGATCATTGGATGGTCTGTTCCTTTCTCCAACTGATATTTCTTGAAAAAGTATTTAACAATATCTCCGATTACACATTCATCTTTTGGATTGTTATACAGATCATCGTCAAACTCTTGATTGACTCTAAAACCTAAATGGATTTTATCTTCAATTGTCTGACTAAGAGTAGTTTTATTTCCCTTTCTCTTTATGATTTTGACCTTATTTCTCCCAGAAATAGGCATGAAGTCTTTTTTATCTCTACACACATCATTATTATCTTTATCTTCTGTTGATAAAAAAGCATAATCTTTATCGTTAGATAAAGCATTGTTAATATCTGTGTTAGTCTCTGGTAATGCTTCGGTCAAGTTGTCGCTTCCAAAATCATCTTGTCTGACTGTATGGTCTGATTCTGGTTCGTCTAAAATCTGATCAATGATTTCTTCTAAAACCTCATCATTTACTGTATACCACTTTGTGGATGTAGAACCATTGCGACGATTGTTATAATTTCCCACTAAAACAAGACCCTTGTTGCGTAAACTATAAAAAATACGCTCAACGGTCTTATGTGACCAAAACGGAAAATTTTCTTCCTGCCACTCTCTGATAGAGTTATAGCACCAATATTTACCATCGTGGAAATTTCTATTCTGTTTTTTATTTACGGAAATCCAATAATAGATTTGATTCAGAACGATTGCTTCATTTAAGCCAATCATTTTTGCAAGATCAGGATTGATTACTAATACGTTACTTTTGAAAAATAAATCTAATTTCTTACTCATATTATCACCTCGTGGTTATTTGAACATTAACGTGTGCACCCTCATGTTAAAATATAAAAACAGCAAACGGAACGTACACGAGGAAAGACGTTCTTTTCGCCGGCACACAATGGCTAGTTTGCTGTAATTATTAAAATAAAAAAAGACATACACAGGATTGTGGGGTCTTCATGACCTTTGCATCCTGTGTATGTCTCTTAAATTAAATTCATCATAGCATAAAGTTTTACACAAATCAATATGCATTTGATGGTTTTAATCTGTAATTATTTCTTGCTTGTCCTTTTGCAACAGACCTTGCAAGAACTTCATTATCTTCTGTATATAATGTTGCGTATAAGTTTATATCTGGTTGATTTCCACTATTGTTCATCATAGCAACAACAACTCCACGTTCTACAGCATCAGCAATGATACTTTCATCAACCATACCGCCGGAATTACCAACGATACTATCTGCGATCATCTTCATAGTTTTTGGATTTTCAAGTGGTAATACAGCTTCTGATCCGGCTTCACCGACACCGATCACGGATGCAGAATCAAATAATCCACCTTTTTTATACCATGATAACTTGAATTTTGGTGCTTTAATATTAAATCCACCAAAACTAACATTGCTCCAATCCCAGTCGATATGCGGTAATTTTATACTCTGTGATGTAAAACCACTAATAAATGTCTTTATAATCTCTTTACCAATGCTATACAAACTTCCTATTGCACTTTTTACCTTATCAGGCAACTTATTCAACCAGTTTTTAGCTTCCGTCCATTTATCTCCTTTTAATCCTGAAAGCATACCTTTCATTACATCAGCACCTTTTGTAAGAAGCCATCCTGTAGGAGTTGTGCCTGCTATTGTATTTATAGTAAAGTTTTTCAAGCCTTTTACTGCCGTTTGAAAATTACCGTTTTTCACATTATCCCAACCGTTTTTCATTCCATTAACGGCTTGCTTACCTTTTTCTATCAACCAATTCTCAGCACCAGTAACTTTACCTTTGATATAATTCCCAATACCTGCAGCCGCCTGTCCAACTTTACTTTCTTTTACAGACTCCCATCCATTGTGAAGTCCTTCAATTGCATTCTGCCCTTTTTCTTGTAGCCAATCCCCGGCATTTCCAACTTTCTCTTCAATAAATCCACCAATTGTACTAACAATTGTTCCGAAGCCAGCTTTTGCAGTTTCCCATCCACTTTGCAGACCTTCAATAAGATTTTTACCTTTTTCTTGTAACCATTGCCCAGCATTATTGAATCCATTTACAATATTATTTTTTACATTTCCAACAAATGTAGATATTGCGCCCCAGTTTTTATATATTAAAAATCCACCGACAATTACTCCAACTATAGCTAATCCAATCGGTGAAAACAGCACACCAAGAACACTGCTAAATGCAGCTGATACAGCTGGTGCAAACGTACCTGTTACCCATGATGCAATTCCACCTGCAAATGAAACCGCTTTTGGAAATAATTTTGTTGAAATAACTTCCGCGATCTTCGGCGCAACATCTGTTGTAATCTTCCCCGGAATGCCTTTTAAAAGGCCAATCGCATCCAAAACATACGTTCCAATCGCCGTACCTAATGTAGATTTTGAAAAAGCTCCTGCCATTTTCTTTAATGCTATGATTAATAAGGAAGACGATCCATCTACTTCTTTAGGTATTAAACCAAACGCCGAAAGTATAGGGCTTACAATTTTATCCACTGCTGTAGCAAGTTTAATAGCACCAAAAGCTATAATAAACTTTCCTTCGATTGTGGTTCCTAATCCTGAGATAAGTCCACCTAATATTGTTTTGATTGTTGTAAATACTTCTCCGAATATTCCGCTCCAATCAATACTACTTAGGAATGTTCCAATACCTCTTCCAAGTCCTGCCCAGTCTGTATTTTGCGCTACCTGTGAAAATACTCCAAGAAGATTTTTTACAAAAGTGCTTAATATTTGTCCATTTTCTTCCCAGTTAACTCCGGTGATAAAAGTATTAATCCCGTGAGAAATATTTGCTGCAATATCAGCCCAATGTACAGTTTCATTGATTTTTCCAAGTATAGAAAAAACTCCATTGATTCCTACTGCAAATGTATCTGCGATAGTTGCGAAGTCGATTGATTGGAACATACCATTTACAGCTTTTCCAAGAGCAACGCCGATTTGCTGAAATCCTGTTAAGCCTGTATTATCTGTTGCTGCTAATTGATTCAAGAATCCGTTTAAGATTCTCCATGAGATCATAAAATAGTTTCCGAGTGCATTTCCTAACTCTGTCCATGGAATTTCCTGAATCATTCCTTTTAAACTTTCTGCAATTCCAGTACCTAGAGTTTTGAAGTTTATACCGCCATCAGGAGATGCAATTTGATTAAACGCTCTCACTACATCCGTAATCCCTGCACCAACTACTTTACCTAATAACTTAAAATCGAAATTATCAAGGAATCCATTGATTGCCTGAGTAAATTTTGTTGTAAATGATGTGATTTTAGGACCAACATTCTTCCAATCAAGTGCATCATAGGCTAATTGCAGACCGGCATTTAACATATTTGCGATCTCACGGCCAACACCATACCAATTATTATCAAGGAATGCTTTTCTGATTCTTGAAGCCCAATGGCTAATTGGTGTTTCATAATCTTCATCTTCAAGACCACTCAAATCACCGAGTCCGCCAATTCCACCGCCGACTCCACCGCCACTTCCAGAACCACCCGCACCTCCTCCAGATCCAGTATCGCTTGATTGCTTATTGTCATTCAACTGATTTAATTCATCAAACGGCAGAACGGATAAGGTCTTCTTTAATTCTTTCGCTGCCTTAGATGCTTTGTTCATCCCTTTAGATGCATCGTTTCCGGCACTTCCAAGTCCTGAAAGATCAGTAGCAGAATCTCCAACTCCACCAAGATCATTTACAACACCTTTTGTTGCTCCTTTTATCTTTTTTCCCATCAGAACATACATAAAGTTTCTGAACATATTAGCTGCTTGCATAAGCCTGCTCATTAAAGCGTTTAATGCTTTAATTGCCGGAAGTACAGCTGCAATAATTCCTTGACCCATAACAGCTGATAATGATTGAATGTTTAATTTTAATAAACGTACTTGGTTTGCCCAAGTACCGGCAGTACGAGCAAAATCGCCCTGCGCATCTTTTGTTACAGACATTAAATAGTTATATCTCAATGTAGCCTGTTCTGCCTGAGTCATAGAAGTCCACGACTTTGTAATTCCGTTTGCCAAAGCATAAGCACTCATATTTGCAACAGACATGTTAATACCTAATTGCTTTAATGGTTCAATCTCACCAGAAATACCTGCCCTGATTTTATAAAATGCTGTATCAGTATCTATATTATAAAAAGATGCAATATCACCCGCTAATCCGGCTAATGCTACTGACATGTCGGATGCTGCATTTTGGGCAACACCAGATGATTTCAACATCGCCATTATGGTTCCTGTGTATCTTTTAGCTGCCAACTCAGATACTCCAAACTGCTTTGAAGCTGTTGAAGCAAAATCATATGCTTTGTATTTTAATTTACCAAAAGAAACATCAATTACGTTTTCTGCTTCTGTTATATCCGATCCTAACGTTATTGCATCCTTTGTAAATTGTCCAAATGCTTGCACCGCCTTAAATCCAATAGCTGTTTGAATAAGATTTTTTAAGCTGAAATTTACGGTTGAAATACTTCCACTTGCTGACCCAATATTTCGAATAGCATTTACCATTTTACCAATACCACTACTTACAGTAGACCCTGCTCTGGATGCTAAGCTTGCTAATTCAGAAAATCCGTTCCTTAATTTTCCGAAAGAAGTATTCATTGTATTGACAGCACTACTAACTCTACCGCCTGATGCTGCTAATTGTGCCAACGCCTTTGTCATTTCTACTGTATTCTTACTAACAGCCGGTGCTTTAGACATGGTATTGAAAAATGACAAAAGTTCTTTTGCCATTATTTGTAGTCCGTTAGCACTTAATTCTACTTTTTTGCCGGCAGAAGATAGACTCGCTAACGCTGATATGAATTGATTTATTGATTCTTCAACACCTTTAACCGATGCTAATTTATTTGCAGTTTGCTTTATTGCATTTCCTACCGCCGGAAGTTTGCTTGCAACTACACCAGTATTATTTCCAGAACTGATTAATCTAGCTAATGATGCAACAAGTCTATTGATACTTGATGAAACATCCGGAAGATTTCCAAGTTTAGACACAGACTTATAAATACTGTCAAAAATTTGCGTATCAAAACCTTTTGTATCAACTGCCATTAATTTTCTAATAGAGTTAATGACAGAAGATATTTTGCTGTCGCTAAAATCAACGTTATTTAAAACTGACATTGCATGAGATACTTTTGATATTCCATTCACAGAATTTTGAATATTCCCAGTATCTAATTTTCCTATCTTTTCAATTGCTTTGGAAACTGAATTGATATTTTTATAATCTAGCTTTGGTATCGTAACACCTGAAACGCCTTTTAAAGCATTCAGTCCAGAAGCCAATTCTTTTAATGGTTTTGAACTTGCATTTAAGGCGGTAAAATTAACATTTGTTAATGACTGTAACTGTTTACTAAGACCAGATAATTTAGGTACATTGATTTTTATACCACTCATTGATTTTAAAGACGAAGAAACCCTGCCTATCTCACGAGAATAGTTTCTCATACTTCCAGTATCTACGGACTTAAATGCTTTGCTCACGTCATATAATTTGTTTGCCAAATTATCAAGTGCTGTAACAGCTCTGGCAGTCGAACTTTTCACTTGTATATCGAGTGTTTCTATTGTACTATCTGGCATTTTGATTCACCTCCAACTAATAAGGTCAGCGGCTGATCTCATACGGTCAGCCGGTATAAAAAAATAAAGGGCAGAATCATTCGTCTGCCCCTATCTTTTCTATATTTGCATTTGCTTGCATAACTCTGAGTTCCATAAGTCTTAATTCTTGTTGCATTTCTTCTTTACTTCTTCCACTTCTCTTTTCAATTGATTCAATACTTTTTTCTTCTTTTAGCAATGGGTTTTCTGGATAATTCCCATTTTTAGAAAAAGCACAATTAATCGCTTGCAACACATAAGAACCTGTTAACCATGATTGATAATTTGTACTTTTCAATTCATATTCTTTCTGTTCTTTGTATGCATTTATGTATACACTGATTTCTTTTGGAGTGGAGTGAAAAAATTCATCTTTTGTCATTCCGGCTTTTACAGCCTGAGGAAACAATGTATCAAGTATTATTTCTCTGTAACTTCTGCTTTCGCTGTTTTCTTTTTGTGATCCTGAGGTTTCTTTGGTTCTTTCTTCTGTTCTGGTTCGATCCCTAACATCTTGTTCAGACCGATTAGATCGAAAAAATTATCTTCGCCCATCTTTTCAATACAAAGAGTCATGATCCCATAGAAATTTCCATCTTCATCATCTTTATGTTCTTCAAGATATGTTCTAATAAGAGATTTTGCATCTTTAAGATCAGAAACTGTTCCATCTCCCTCTGGTCCATGTGCTTCAAGAAGCCCTGCATAAAAGATTATTAATGTTGTCTTTGGAATATTGGAAATTTCTTTTACGAGCTTCTTAATATCATTTTTATCTTCTGATTCACTGATTCCTACCATCAATGAAGTTACGCTTGATACACAATCGTCATATAATGATGCTTCAACTGTGTATTCAAGCTTATAATCTTTTCCGCCAATTTTTAATACTTTATACATGTTTGCCTCCTATTCATTTAAATTACACTTCTGTATTGTCTGGTTCTACTGCGGTATCAAGACCTACATACTCGTTGATTGTCAATGTCATTTCAACGGTTGCTAATCCATTCTGATCAAGTCCCGGCTTAGGTATCTGTGCTGGTGGCTCAATCTTTGTGAAATATGCCTTATCAAGTGCCGGGTAATATTCCTCATACCATACGGCTTTTCCTGCTGCTTTTCCTGCTTTGTATTCGCTGATTAAAGTTTCCCATTCTTTAATTGTCTCGTTCGTTAAGTTGACAGTAACATTAAACGTTCCACCTGTTGATCCTCTACCTGCAATCTCTTTATCAACTTCATCTTCTAATGCTGATGCATCAATTGTCTCTGTATCAATTCCAATATCATCCGTGGCATTGATACGATGAAGCTGTTTAAATTTCGTTGGTTTTGTTCCTGCTGTAGTTTCTACTGCATATCCAACTTTTACGCCGACTGTACTTATTCCGGCTACACCACTCATAATCAAACTCCTTTCTACCCTGTAACTATTGAGGGTTAGCGATCATGATTTTTCATGACCGGTTTAATATCTAAACAGAAATATCTGTTATTAACTATTTCTCTGAAACTTATATTTATTTTTCATATTGTTCGTATAAAATCGCTGACCTCTATTCTTCTTTGAATCAATTAATCCCTGTATCTTTTCCTGATAAATCTCATCATTAGAAATTCTTATCAGACTTGTGAGCAAATATATTGATAAATGGTTAGGTACTCTTTTATGTGTAACCATTTCAACGATATATCTTGATTGATTAAAAGTTCTGATGTGTGAATGACCGTCAGCAAATTTCTTTTTTGTGTTATGCACTATGTACCCATCATCATTTGATTTATATATGTTAAATTCATTCTTTGAATAGATAAGATTCATGTTTACTCCAACAAATTACCTGTGTAGATTCTGCTATAACGACTTACAACACGCTTTATACTGTTGTCTGTGTTATCTTGCTGTTCTGGTCCATATGTTCGTTGAAATCCCATAGACACCATTGCTCTGTGACTTGCATCATCAATCTGATATACCTTTTCAACACTTTTTGTTCCTGTTGCAAAACAATCAATTTGAAAACTTGGGATTGTAGCTACTTCGTCACCTTCTATATCCCAACGTGTCCCCGGATTACCCATAAGAAACATTTGTGCATACATCTTTTTGTTAGCTGCAAGAGTTTGACTTCTTTCGAATGAATAATTTCCATCACCCACAACCTTTTTAACTTCTGCACTCCAACGCTTATATACATCGGACACTGGATTCTTTACTGTATCAGGCATATGAATCTTTCCTTTCTAAGAAGAAAATACTTCCTTTGCTATCTTTAACATCTGCTGTCGCATTTCTACGCCGGCTTTATACACTGGCATTGTTGCTTGTGTACCGTGCGACTTTACAACTTCTCCCGTATCAGAGTAATAATACCAAGCATCTTTACTTCCATTGCCTTTTCCATAAGAGCCGATCGTGTATCCTTTTGATGCTCCCAACGGATGAGGGCTGCTACCAACAGCTCCGTTGTAATGCACACCGGCACCAAACTCTATAAACAGTAAATCCTTACCACTTACGATCAAAGTTGCTTGTGCATAATCTCCAAAAGAATTGATTTTGATATAAGCATCATGTGTTTTGTCTGAATCGCCTGCCGCAACAGCTATATTAGAATCTATAACAGGAATACCAACTTCTCCGAGTCGCTTTACAAATTCTCTGTTTTTTCTAATAAGCTTATCTCTGCAATTTTCAATTTGCTTTATTGCTGATTGAATACTTTTTTGACTCAGCTCAATATTGATTCTCATTGATACACTCCTTTGATTTTGCTAATTCCATACCTTGCGATATTTCCTTTTTTTGTATCAATTATTTTCAAAATCTTATAATCTGGCATTGTCACTGGCGTTATTTCATCATCTTCCATTCTCAATGACCCATCTTGATTAAATTCTGGTTCTGAATCTACCCAACATACGACACCTTCTTCTGCATAATCGCAAAACGATCTATCATAACTTGTAATATAGCGATCATAGTTCGGAACAATACCCGCTGATATTTCTTCCGCAGTACCACTTGTAGATGATACAGTCATTTTTTTCATAATCGGCTTTTCATAAGTAATGACAGTATCTATATCATCATGATTTTCTGAAATTTTCGAAAACCATATATTTTGCTTGTCTCTTTGCCTTGATCGCATATTACAATCACCTACATTCCTATTTCTTTAAATATGAATCCAACAACGATACCTAAGATTGCAGCAATAACTGTCCATACAACTCTTCGCCACGTTTCACCATCTTTTGATTTCAGTGATTCAACATCTTTGTTTACTGTATCAAGCTTATCATTCATGTTTATTAATTTTTCACACATAACTGCCGATGTTTTAGCAAGCGTGTGTATTTCTTCTGCCAATTTTTCTAGCTCTTCTATTCGTCTGTTTTGTCGATGATCTTCATCTTCAATTCTTCTTTTGAACTCATCGAATGTATTTGTTTCAACAAAGTGTTCGCTATCCAATGAAGACTCCCTTCTGGCATAAAAAACAGGACTTCGCAAAATAGAAAAGTCCTGTTTATTTCCAATTTAATATAACCTCCATAAAATGTGCTTTCCCCACCACCTTCTTAAGCACTCCCTGCGATGTATAATAGGAGGTCTTTTCAAACATCACGCACCGTCTTAGATAATTTTTGATTCAGGTATAATACCTCTCAAATAACTAGAAGGTGTTCCAGAATTTTCATAAGAAGCTGATGTACTGCTTTCTGAATAACTGACTACGCCTTCTTTTCCTTGTTTATCATAATGATACTGTGCTATCCTTTTTATTTTTCCTTTGTATCGTTTCACAGCTGATTGTTTCTGTTTTTCAAACTCTTTATCAGAAGCATATCCACCGGGATACATTGCACAGCACACTTCTTCTATTGCATCTTCAATCAATGAGTTTAGAAATGACTGTTGATTTGCTTCATAATCATCTCCGGCATATTCAATTAATTCATTCAATATTTCCTCTGTCATTTCTTTTACCTCATTTTATTTTTTCGGCGATCTTCCTCTTTTTGGTTTTTCTGGTTCTTCTGTAGATTCTTCACTTTTTACAGGAACTTCCTGTTCTTCTACAGAAGGTTCCGTGGAAACATTATCCTCCGGAACCTCATCACCAGCTGCATAATACACACCATTTTTATTTACTACATGATCGTAAATCATACAACTCCTCCTATTTTACTTTCATAACATAAATGCTGTCCATGCCTTCAAAAGATGGGAGAACAATCTGAGAAGCAGTAGTTGAATAAGATACTGGTGGTCCGTATTCAGATTTAACAGCAATTGCAACTCCTGTATCATCAAGGACACTTACATCTACACTAGGATCACCAAGTAATGTTCTTTCCTCTGGTGTCACTCCATACCATGTATTACCAAGCTGTCCTTCACCGATGATTGTTACATAATCATCAGGATAGAAGCTCTTATCTTTACCGTCATAGTCCTCAAACTTCTTATCGTATAAAATTGGGATAAGTCCTGTCTGAGACTGGAACACTTCTTTTACAACTTGTTTAGATACAAAATCAATTGTTCTTCCAGAAATTGTAATAATGGCATTTTTGATCTGAGAGTTTTCAATCAGATAGTTAAATGTTTTTGAAGTCATCATTGCATACATAGGTGAGACACCGATATCTGTCAGGTAATTAATACCCTTCTGAATATCGTTTAATGGTTTGGATGTATCCGCTTTATCCCATGTGCTTGTCCCTTCTAAAGATGCATAATGTTTTGCTTTCCAATCGCCGTTCGGATCATAACTGTAATTGTAAGCTACATTATCAGCTGTACCGATTACAATTTTCATATCTCCGCCTACTGGTGCAAGTAACTGCATTCTCATGCGTTCGGCTGCAATATCAGCACCATCAATTAACTCGTTTGTATCATCATAGATATGAGATAAAACTTCATTAAGGTATGGATCATTGGATTCCTGAGCTCTTGTGATCTCTGCTAAATCCTGTTCTTTTACAACCATAGATTCACGGAAAAGTGGCATTTCTTCATTTGTCACTTTGAATCCTTTTCTTGCACGGATTGTTGCCATACCATCAAATGCAGATGGTTTTAATGCAACTCCAAGACCTTTATGTGTTTTGATCCATTTCAGGTCAATTCCAGTTTTCTTTTTATTTGGGAAAAAAGCAAGTCCGGCATATGCCATGGAATTACTTACATCAGAAGTTCTAACGGATGCTACTGCTTCCGCTGAAAAAACGTCTGTTAATAACATATTGTTCTCCTTTCTACCCTGTAACTATTGAGGGTTAGCGATTATCTATCTTTTCTAATAACCGGTATTTGTCTTATGCTAAGACTTCTGGTTCTTCTAATACGATTCTGCATCCAGACTTTTCTAACTCTGTAACTAATGCAAGATCATATGTTAATCCAGAACTTTTCTGTGCTCTTGTCGTATTTACATATGCTTTCTTTAAAACTGCCTGCTGCGGTCTTGTTTCATAAGCATCATGAAGTAAAATTCCAACAGCGCCAGTCCAAGGTGTAGCTTTAATTGGTGCTCCATCTTTTCCAATTGGAGTACCGGCTTTTACAACTTTTCTACCTAAATCGTCTTTGGTTTCTACACCATCAAAGTCTACTGTATTTGGAATTGCTTCAAATTCTTTTCTGTTTAAAATTTCAACTTCATTAGAAACTGAAAGAACATCTACTTTCATATCTCCTCTTGCCATGATACGTCTCCTTTCTTACATGTAATGTTTTAATATATCTGCATTAACTCCGGCTTTTTTGTTCTTCGCAAATTCCTTTGCTTTTTCAACTGCAAGTGATTCTTTTGCATTTCCATTTCCGGCGTTAATATTTTTTCTGTTTTTGTAAAATTCCTGTTCCATATCGGATTTAGTGACTTTTATATGTTCTGCAAGACATTTAAAAGCTGATTCAATATCATTTCCGGCAAGTGACTCTGCAAATTTTTTCGCTGCATCTTTACTCATGCCAATTTCAGGGTCCATACATCTTTCTGTATATTCTCCAATCAGCATTTTTGTTTCTAACTCAGCGATTCTTGCATCTTTAGCTTCGTCAGCCTCTTTCTTTTCTAACGCTGCCTGTTCCTGCGCTGTTAATGTTGATCTGTACTGTTTTGTGATCTCGCCTTTTTCCTTTAAGGCTTTATCTAATGCAGCTTTATTTTTTGATCCCTCAACTTCTAATCGTGCGATTTTAGCAAGTAATTCATCTGTGCTAGGTTCATCTTCTGTTGATCCAGAACCACCGCCATTATTGCCTGAAAGATTTCCGACCTGCGCTCCTTCTCCACCATCTGGTGCATCTGCAAATCTAACTCTGCTGCCAGTACGTTTACCTTTTAAATAATAAAAAAACATATAAAATTCCTTCCTGTGTTTTTATGAGTTCTCTCTCAATCAAATTTGTGTTTTATTTTCTGCTTTTCTCTAAGCAACCGTGTTTTATTAACGTC